GTAAATAAGCCCAAACCCTGTCACATTTATTCCAACTAGTAGAACCTCCGTCAACCTTAAATAATCTGCGATCAATCTCACAGGAGGCCGAAAACATTTGTTCAGTATGAGCAGACTCAAAACCACTGATATCGCTAGAAATCATGCGGGAGTCCTTATACTTAACATCTGCCTCGTCCATAGATTTAATGGTGTCTAGAGCTCGGTCATCACTGAACCCAATACCAATTTCGTATCCTACGCCAAAGCTAGAAAGCAAGGATGCTCGCTCTGCAAACAAAAGTTTCTCAATTAATAGAGTCACAATGGTTGTGGGACAAATTGTTCTCCACGCACCAATGATTGCTTTACGAGCCGGATGAGGTTCATCTTTAACAAATGAACCAATGGGGTCACACAAACCCATATCGATTCTCTCAATTTCGGTTAATTCTCTCATCTTATTAAAATCTAAGTTGATCCATAACCAAACGCGAGCAGCAGTTGCCTTGATCAAATCAAGGTTGCGCAACGCATCACCATTATTGTTGAAATGAATAGTGTAAGGAAAACCTGGCAACTTCTTAGGGTCGATTAGGTGTCTCACATTAATCACTTTTGCAATAAGGTTCTTGAAAGAGTCAGCATCCCCCGGACAACTCTCTAGAACATGGCCCGTCACATCTTTCAATTGTGTGACGACCTGCTCCATCGCTTTGTCCAGTCTTTCTGGATCTACAGCTTCCATCCTGGAACGTCCCAAAGAAAAATCAGTCGCCGCCAAAACCGATTCATTTTGGGGGACTTTGTAATCTCGAACTCTCTCACCGAGGTGAGGCAAGAATTCATCGACTAATTTGAGTCTTTCTTCTTTCTTTTCCGTCTTTTTGACTTTGGTTTTGGCAATTCTATGTTGTCTGACTTTTCCGATTTCTTTGAGTCCTTTACCTTGATAGCCGGAGCTTTCTTCGATAGAGTATCTCGTGAGACCGTAGAGGAGGCCGAGGCCTTCTTCAACACCGTCTGGGAATGAGCAGAGGTCGGTGATTCCTCGTACCCCATCCAGAAATCCGGCAAACTAATGCTTTCTCTCACGGATGTTTCCACTAACGGTGGCGTTTCGACTGCTAATGCATTCTCCTTGATGTACTCATCCACTGTCTTTACCTTGATTTTAGGTCTTGATAAAGGTGGAGGTTTCAATTTCTTCACTATAAATGATTCTCTAATCATGTTGTTTCCAACATCATCACGATCATCATAATTGCGATCATTGTAACTCGGTTCATCATCATCACTTGAGTCGTCCTTAATCACAAAGTGATCAAAGTCATCTCCAAAAATGATGTAATCTGAAATTTCCATTCTAG